GATGAACCTGCAAAGGTTACACATCCTGACCCTAATTGGATGGCTTGTGCTTTGCAAGGTGGTATTTTACCTCCCGTTGAAGTATACTGGGAGTTAAAAAAGGATGAAGCAAAACCAGATTTTGTTAAACATACAAGAGGGTATTTGCTTCACAACACAAAGCCTATTGAGGCAATGACAGAAGAACAGGCAATAGAGTACCTAATTATGAAAGACATACCACAGCATGTATGGAGAGATTACGACAAGGCAAACAAACCACGAATGGTTATTTGTACTAAGTCACAACTGCCAAGCACAAGAGTGTGGCGAAATGCTTGGAGAATCAATGAAGACATAACCACATATAATGAAGAAGCTGCTTAAAGGAGAAACTAATGGCAACAACTAACATCGTAGACAAGGATGGCAACACTATATCTGCTTCAGATGCCACTGTTCCATCTGACAGGCACTTCAGAGGTGCGTGGACATTATCAGGTACAACTATATCTGAAGACTTAGCAACAGCTAAAGACATATTCAAGGACAAGATAAGGGAAGTAAGAAAGCCTTTATTAGAAGCTGAAGATGTAATTTATATGAAGGCATTAGAAGCTGACGATGCAACTGCAAAGGCTGCAAGTGTAACTAAGAAGAACTCATTAAGAGATGCACCTGCTGCAAGTGCAATAGCAGATGCTACAACAATAGCTGAACTCAAGGCTGCTTGGGATGCTGATTTGTTAGGTGACAGTCCATACGCATAGGAGTAAAGCATGGCTTTAACTAAAATTACAGGAGAAGGTTTAGGCACTTTAGCAGGTGACACTACGACTTTAACATTAGAAGATACAAGTTCTCATTCAGCGAATACAGGACCAGCAATTAGTTTTAAAAGCAAAGATAGTGGCGAAACTACAAGAGAAGTTGCAAAGATTGTTGGTGAGTCTCATAGTGGTTCTAATGAAGGTAACTTAGCTTTTCAAACACGAAATGGTGGAACATTAGAGACAAAATGGAAAGTATTTAAGAATGGAAATTTGTTACCTAGTAATTCTAGTTATGGCATATATCTAGGAACAACTTCTGCAGCTGAAGCTAATCTGCTTGATGACTATGAAGAGGGAACTTGGACACCTACAGTTTTAAATGGGTGGGGTATTTTAAATCCAACATATTCTACTAATACAGGGTATTACACAAAAATAGGAAATCTTGTTCATGTACTTTTTAAAATAATATTAAGTGGTGGTTCAACAAACGGAAACCCACTTGTTATTCATGGACTACCTTACAATTCAAATGCTACAACTGGAGGCTCTGGGATATATCATACTTTACACGGTTCTTTTTCTACTGCTTCAAGTAATGCTACAAGTGTGTTTATGAAAGTAGGCTCTAACAATACAAATAATGCACAAGCATTTTACAAAACATCTTCTGGTGAAGCTAATTTTACTGGAACTAACGCAGGAGGTTCATTTAATTGTACCTTTAGTGGAATATATAGAACTGATTCATAGGAGAATAACTAATGGCATTAACAGAAGAGACAATACAAGACAAAATAGAGATAGTGGGTGCTTTTAAACACGTTCAAGTGAGGACAGCCACAGTCATCAAGAGAGATGGCACAGAGATAAGTCGTAGTTTTCATAGGCACGTTGTAGCACCTGATATAAGTGCAACTGACTTAGCAAATGAAAGCACAGAAGTACAAGCAATATGCAATGCAGTACATACAGAAGCAATCAAGACAGCATATGCAACACACTTGGAGAATCAAGGGATATAACAGATGGCATACATAGGTAAATCTCCACAGAACGGAGTAAGAAACAGATTCCAATACCAAGCAACTGCAGGGCAGACTAGCTTCAGTGGCTCTGATGCAAACGCACTGACACTTACCTACACAGATAGCTTGTACATGGATGTGTATCAGAATGGTATCTTGCTTGTTCCGGGAGATGACTACACTGCAACTACAGGTACAACTGTCGTACTCGTACAAGCTGCTAGTTTAAATGACATCATTGAGATGGTTGTGTATGATGTGTTCTCAGTTAATGAGACTTACACTAAGACTGAATCAGATAACAGATACCCATTCAAAGGTAACAACTCAATCATCAGATTAAATGGACAGACAATAAGTGCAGACATTACAATAGACAGTGATGAGAATGGTGTATCAGCAGGTCCTATAACACAGAACGCAACAGTTACTGTTAATGGATATTGGAGTATCGTATGACAAGTCAATTAAATGTAGACACCATTGTAGATAAAGCAGGGTCAGGTGGCACGAATGTTAAGATAGGTAATACCTCAACTTATGTATCTGATGGTGGTAGTGTTACACAGAATACTGTACAAGGGTTAGCTAAGAGTTGGGTTAACTTTGATGGTACAGGAACTATAGCAGCAAGAGATAGTTTAAATGTAGGCAGTCTTACTGATAATGGTACAGGTGATTATACGGTTAATTTCAGCAGTGCCTTTGACGCGGCGGATTATGCTCCCAATGTTTCAACGGGGATTACAAGTGGTTCAGCCGATGTGCGTATTTTTTCATCTGGAATAGCAAGCGGCTCTATTCGTATCCAAGCAACGAATGGCAGTCAAGCCTCAGTGCAAGACAATAACATTGTAACCTGTGCATCCCACGGAGATTTAGCATAATGGCAAGTGAACTTAAAGTAGATAAATTTACAGGTGTAACCACAGCAGGTTCTATACTTGTTACAGGTGAAGGCAATAGTACAACAACTAATCTGCAACAAGGGTTGGCTAAGGCTTGGTTAAATTTAGATGGCACAGGAACTATTGCTATAAGCGACAGCTTTAACACCACGTCAGTCACTGATACAGGAACTGGCGACTTTGACCCACAATTTACCAATAGTATGAATAACGCAGTGTATTCAGGTGTAGGTTCTACAGCATCAGGTTCAGGTGCTTATTCAACAGTTGCTATACAGTCTCTTACTACAAGTGATTACAGACTTCTAGTGTCTGATGGTGTCACATCACAAGAAGACACTGACCCAGTTATGACGCAAATCCATGGAGACCTCGCATAATGGCTAGTATATTAAGAGTAAACACATTAACAGATGCAAGTAGTGGTAACTCTACTGCTATGTCTGTAATTAATCAGGGTGTGGCAAAGGCTTGGGCAAAAGTAACTTATTCTGGAGGAACTCCAAGTTCAGCAGACAGCACAAATATAAGTAGCTACAATGATGATGGTACAGGAATTTATGATGCTAATTTTACAAACTCAATGAGTAGTTCTAATTACTCAGCTTCAGGAATGTCTATAAACAACACGAGGGTGCTTACTTATAATACTTTTGATTCTAGTTACCTAGAGTTTAAAGTTTATAATTTAGGAATTAGTGCTACTACTTTATCTGACAGTGATAGCAGCTTTCAAATAGACGGAGACTTAGCATGACCAAAGCAGCAGAATTAGCAAAGATGGGTGAAGTCCTAACCAATAGTCAGATTGGTGGGCGAAGGAATCTTATCATTAATGGTGCAATGCAAGTGGCACAGAGGGGTACAAGCTCAGCTATTGGTGGTGGACAAGCATATCATTCTGTTGATAGATTTATTGCTCAAGCATTTGGAGCAGACAATTTTTCAGGAACACTAGAACAAAGCACAACTGTACCTTCAGGTCAAGGGTTTAGTAACTCTCTTAAATACAATATTGCAACTGCTGAATCTGCTATAGATGCTAATGAATTGTTTGATATAAGATATAAAATTGAAGCCCAAGATTTACAACAACTTGCAAATGGAACATCTTCTGCAAAAAAGATTACTCTTTCTTTTTGGGTACGTTCTCATGTAACTGGAACATATTCAATTTCAATTAATAAATTAACTAATACTACAAGATTGTACCCAGTATTATATACTATTACTAGTGCTGATACTTGGGAGAAAAAAGAAATAGTTATACCCGGCGATACCTCTGGAGGTGGAATTGACAATAGTAATGAAGCAGGTTTTCAAATAGTATGGGGATTATCTGTAAGCAGTACTTTTAATGATGGAACAGGCACTAATAATCAATGGCAAGATTATTCTAATGGTGCTGCCTTTAAAGGTCATACAGCTAATGCTGTTGGAACTCAAGGTGCATTTTACATCACTGGTTTACAGATGGAAGTAGGCTCACAAGCCACACCATTTGAGCATAGGTCATTTGGAGAAGAGCTATTGTTGTGTCAGAGGTATCTACAAAGATTTGAAGGAGTTGAAGGGCAAGGTTCTAATACTGATGGCACTAGATTTATTAGTGCAAATTGGGATAGAACTAGCCATTTTGTAGGTCATATTTTTAGTCCAGAAATGAGGTCTGCTCCTACAATAGGTTTTTCATCAGCAGATGATTTTTATGTTTATGCAGCAGGTTCAGCTAATATAGTTTCAGGAGTTACTTTAACTGGTTCAGGCAGAACAGGAGCAGAATTTGTATTTACCACCAGTGCTACTGGAACAGTAGGAGATGCAGGATTTGTTAGAATTTACGACCACACAAATGGATTTATAGAGTTTAGGGCAGAGTTATAAAATGAACATATTATCAGCAAAATATATAAGAAACATTATGGACTCAACTAAAAATAGTTGCATTTGTGTAACCACAGATAATGAAACTGTATTAATTCCTGTAGGAATTGACATAGAACATCCTGATTGGAAATCACTCCAAGAATGGGTAGCTGAAGGCAACACAATACAGGAAGCTGATTGATGTTAGGTGCATCTACATTTGCTGAAAGGGCTTTTTCTGATCAAGCCATTCTATTAGCAGGTGTGTCCGAAATGAGTGGTATTGCATCATCTGCAAATGCAGGTGTGGGTATCATGTCTGGTGTCTCTTCTATGAGTTCGACTGCCACTCAAACATCAACAGGTATGTTTATAAGTGCTGGAGCTAATGCTGATCTTGACTTTAATTTTACAGAAACATCTGTTGGTACAAGAGTAAGGTTGGCAGATGCAACACTTGAGC